GTGTACTCGACCACAGGCGGGCAGGGCGCGCTGGTCTCAGAACTTACCGTCGCGCAGCCGGTCAGCCAGAGCATCGCGATCAGCAGGGCGGCGGGCGGCGGCGTCGAGCATCTGGCGTTGGATGGCATCGTTTCTCTCTCGGGCATCAAGCCGTTCGGCGGCGCGTCCTGCGCGTTCACCGGCACGGCGCAGGTTCAGAAGGAACAGCAGGATCGCTGCGGCGGAAAGGATGAGGCCCAGCGCCTTGCGCGCCGGGCCATGGGTCAGAAGCCAGCCGATCACCGCTGGCCCCGTTTCCAGTCGTCGAGCCGGGCGTGGATGGTGACGGCGATGCCGATCAGCGCGATGGCGATCAGCACCCAGCGCAGCGTGTCGAGGTAGGGCACCAGCGGCTGGATCGTGGACTGGGTCTCGGCTAGGACGCCCCTCACAGCATCCACCCCGGCCGCACCGACGGTCGCTGCTCCAGCCGCACCCCCACCACGCAAGGTGCGGCTTTCCGACAGGACTTCGCGCGCGGGCGGCAGTTCCGGGGCGAAGGGCACCGCGCGCGTCGCAAAAGGATCGCCCCAAGACCGGGCAGGACCAAGGTCGATGTGCATGAAGCCCGAGCGGGGGTAATAGCCGAACCCCAGGAACCCGACCGCCCGCGCCGCCGCCTCGAAGGCTGCGGGATCGTGGTTCGACATGGCGATGTCGAAGGCCGTGCCCTGCATGTGCTTCGAGGCCGGGGCCCCGCCCACGGCCCGGTTGTGTTCCGGGCTGCGATAGGCCGAGCGGATGATCAGCGGCTTGCCCAGCCGGTCGCGCAGGGCCTGCAGCTTGTCCATGGCTTCCGTGTTGATCTTGATCGCGCCGGTGCCGCGGCAGGCGATCTCGGCGGCCGAGAAGTTCGGCCAACGCCATGCAGTCGCGGGCACGTCGCGCCAGTGGGGGTAGGTCAGGGTGGGCATCGTGGATCCTCCAGATGAAAAAACTCGCCTCTTGGGCGGGGAACATGGTCGTTGTGGTGTGGTCGCCAGGCGGTCAGTCTGATCGGCCGCGCTGGAAGGCGTCGAAGAGCATGTCCCGCATGGATCGGATGTCCGTCTCGATCCGGTCGAGGCGGTCGCCATCGACCTTGCGATCTTCGCTGCGCTGCTTGTCGGAGCGGTCGCGTTCGGCGATGAGTTCGCGATCAAGACGATCCAGCAGGGCCTCGTTGGTGAAGGCCTTGCGCGTGATCGCCGCGATCAAGGCCATGGTGCCACCGATCAGCGCGGTCAGCGCGGCGGTGATCCCGTGGTCCCGAAAGGCCCGCGCGACCTCCCCGGCAAGAGTGGTCTGGTCGTTCATGATGGTCCTTTCATTGCCGCAAGCTGCGGTTGGTCAGAAATCAGTTTCGAGGTAGACACCGGCGCAGTCGTAGGCGACGGCGGCGGCGGTCGCCCCGGTGTTCAGGAACAGCCGCGGCGACAGGAACTGCGTCGCGGCGGGCAGGTCTGCGGTGATCTCCTGCTCGAAGATCGCACCCGAGACCTCGTCGACGACGCGCACCCAGACGGAACTGCCGTTCGGCGGTGCCGCGATGAACAGGGTCAGCACCCCGCCCGTGGCAATGGCGAAGGACGCGCCCATTTCGGTGAGCGTCGGCGCGCCAGTGCCGTCGTTGGCCACGAGTTGCCAACGGGTGTGCGTCCCGCGCTGGAAGCCGATGCCGATACAGTTGATGGCGGCGGCCAGCGTCAGGGTGGTGGCCAGCGCGGCGGTCGAACCGTAGAGGCCGAAGAACCCCATTCCGGTCGCCTGCAGCGTCGTCAGCGAAATCCGTGTCACGAAGGTCCAGCCGCCGAGGCCCGCGGTGTTGCCGCGCCAGCAGGCCCAGCCTGCAGATCGCTGGTCGGCGACCGAGTCCACGACGGCCGCCGATGTCAGACGCCAGCGGCGCATGCTGGCGGCCAGGTTCGTGGCGGCCAGCGTCGGGTGCGACACGGTCCCGACCGAGGTGATCGGCAGGCCCTCGGTAGTGATCGTGGTGCTGACCGAGGGCGACCAGTTGGCGATCCGGTTCACCCCGAAATGCGGCTGCAGGGGGAAGTCCCGCCCAGAGGGGCGCATCACGTCGATCCATGGCGCGCCTGCGCGGTTGCGGGCGTAGACGGCGGCCTTGCCTGCGGGCGGCGGTGACGGCGCTGCCGCCAGCCCCGGCAGGACCGTCGGCTGCGGCAGTTCCACCTGGCCGCTGGTGCGGTCGATGCGCAGCGCGTCATAGAAGACCGACCCGTCCGGGCTGACCTTGAAGCTGAAGTCATCGTTGCCGAGAAGGCCGATCAGCGCCCGCGCCGAAAACCCGGTCTTGAAGGCGAAGGCGGCATCGTTCGCCGGGGCCGCCTTGTTCACTGTCGCCTCGATCCCCGCGCCTGAATTGTTCAGGAGGACCGCAGGCGTGTTGACCGACATTCGGTTGTAGCTGTCGGCTGTCGCCCCACCGAGACCGAGAAGCTGCGCGGTCAGGTTGGCCTGGGGCATGCCGACCTGCGTGACGGCATTGGCGAACGTGACTGTGGGCGTGTTCACGACCGTCGTGCCGCCCGCGCCAGCTGTGGCCGAGCCGATGTTCACGACGGTGGTTGATCCGGAGGCGCCGCCGGTGCCGAGGTTCACTGTCTTGGTCACGCTCGTGGTCGTGGCCCCGGTGCCCATTCCGTAGGTCGCGGTCCCGGTTGCCGTCCCGATGGTGGCTGTTGCCCCGGACGTGGTTACCGTCCCGGAGGCGGTCAATGTGCCGCTGAATGTCTTGTTGCCGGTGAAGGTCTGCGTGCCCGCGAGGATCGCCAGTTCCGACGAGGTGTTCGGCAGGATGAAACTCCGCGTGGTGCCCGCGCTGATCCCCGCCAGCGAGAAAGTGGCCTTTTTCGTGGGATCGGCATCGTTCACGAGGCTGAAGACCGCGTCCGAGACGTCGCGCGGCTCGCCCACGACCTCCCAGACCGCACCGGTCCAGACGAGGAAGATGCCCTCCACCGCGACCCAGACCATCCAGCCGGTGCGCGGGACTAGGCGGAGCCACGCACCGTCAACCCAGAAGGCGATGTTCAGATCCCATCCGGTCCAGAGGCCGGTCGCGCCCGAGGCCACCAGATGGCGGTTGCCGTCGGCCGGGCTCGCGGGCGGTGCGATGCGCGTGCGGTCGATGACCGAGAGCTGCACCATGGCGTCCAGCAGGCGCAGCGCCTCGTTGTGGGTGACGTGCTTCTGCGCTTGTGCCGCCAGAAGATAGGGCAGGCCCAGATGGGTCGTGGTGTCGGACATGGGGATTCCCGTGGATTGGGATCAGAATTGCAGTGTGACCACGGCGGGGGTGCCGCGGCCGAGGCGGTTCGAGAGCTGGTAGATGCGGAGCGCCAGTGTCTGGCCGGGCCCGAGCGGTGCGCCCCAATCGGCTGTCTGCTGTGCGGCGGTGTAGAGGACGGAAGCTGTGCTGCTGGTCAGGGTACGCTTGACGGTCGTCCCGTCGAGGATCTGGACGTCGTAGCTTTCAAGATCCTCGGCCAGCGGCACCTCGACCTGTTCCCAGGCATCGGCGACCAGCGCGCGGGATCGCCGCGTCCAGCTGATGGTCAGGTCGTCCAGGCTGCGGGCCGTCCGCCATGGCTGTTCGACGTGGACCGGCGCGAAGGGGACAAGACCCCGTCCGGTCGGGGTGAAGCCCAGCGCGGCATAGCTGTCATCGCTGACCGCGCGCGCAGCCGGGCCCACGCGCCAGTTCCACGGCAATCCGAGATCGGCCTCGGCGATGGGCAGCGGGGCCAGTGTGGTGTCCAGCACCGCGACCCGCGCCCCGGCCGGGGCGGGATTGCCAATGGCATGTTCCGTCCCGCGCTGGCCGCGCAGGAGACGGGTCAGGCGATAGCGGCCCGGGGCGATCAGTTCAGCCGCTCCCGCCTGGATGATCTCCCACTGGCCAGCGGCGCTCTCGACCGCCAGCGCATTTGCCCCGCCGAACAGCGCGACGTCGGTCACGCTTTCCAGCGTTCCAGCCAGCAGATCGACGACCAGCGCGTTGCCCAGATCGAAGCGTGAGGTGGGGCCCGGAAAGAAATCGAAGGCGAGCGTGCCGATCCGCGCGCGACTGCCGAAGGTGGTCAGGAGGTTGAACCCGTCGGTAAACGCGCTGCGGAACACCGCGATCTCGCCCGGCCAGGGGCTGGCATAGGCGGCGATCAGGGGGCGATGGGCAGGTTGGTCTTCGCTGATCTGCGGCAGGTCCAGCATGACCACCTCCGGCGTGCCGAAGACGACGGGGCTGGCGAGCGAAGCGGGCCGCGGATCGCCGGGTGGCAGATCGTAGGCGGCCCGGTCCTGGCGCACCGCCTCGATCCCGCGCGCTTCGGCATCGGCGACCGAGACGAGGCGAAACTCGACCTCGCGACCGTCATGCGCAAGCCGGATCACGTCGGCCGGATCGAGGGAAAGGCGCGAGGGCGGCAGACGGAAGGTGGCACTTTCCCGGCCGATCCACGCTTCCATCAGTGCGCGGCGGCAGCGGCGTTCGGCCTCCTCGGGCGGGATTGCCATCGGAAAGGACTCGGAAGCGATGCGCGTCGTGTCGACCGTGGTCCGGCGGGCTTCGACAAGCGCCGCGTCATAGTCCTCGTCCGCGCGGGCGACCTGCCACTTCAGGGCCTGCGGCAGTTCGGTCTCCTGGCCCCGGGTTAGCTCAAAAGCCTCGCCCTCGCGGGTAGAGGTCAGATCCTCGATGGCCAGCGTCGCGACCGAGGCGCGGCCGCGCATGACAAAACGGATGACGCCTTCGGTCTCGATGGCATCGAAGCCGAAATGCCGGGCCAGCGTGGAAATCGACGCGCGCGGGCTTTCCAGCGCGCCGATCACGTAGCCCTCGACCGCGCCCCAGAGGCCCGAGACGTCGATCAGGGTTTCCGCCAGCCCAGCGCGCAGGCAGAGGTGGCGCACGAGGGCCGCGAGCGACACAGCGCCGAGCCGACCTGTCAGCCAGTGCCCAAGCCGCCAGTTAGGGCCGTCCGTCCAGACCCCGGTCAGTTCGGGGAAGAAGGGATAGGGCCGCGCGTCCCAGGTCCAGGCGGCGCATTCCGGAACATGCACCATCCGGCCGCCGTAGACGGGCGACGTCGGGTTGTTCGCGCCCTGACCCCACCAGAGATAGCTCGCCTCGAGATAGGCGCGCTGGATCGCGTCGTCGCGCCAGCCGCGGGAGAAGTAGGGCGTAAAGCTCTCGGACGACTTCGGATCGAAGAAGACGTTCGGCTGGTTGGTGCCCCGGTCGATGGCGGGGCAGCCGAGTTCCGTGAACCAGACGGGCTTCGATTGCGGCACCCATGCGGTGGGCGTGCCGCTCTCCACCCCGCCTGGTCGGTTGAAATGCGGGTTTGACCACCAGGCGCGGAGATCCTTATAGCGGAAGACCCAGGGCTTGCCTGCGGCACCGTCCGTGATCGGCGTGCGGATCTGCGCCGAGCGGTCGGCGACGCTGGCGTAGAACCAGTCGAAGCCCTCGCCACCCGCGATGTTCGCCTGCAGGTAGGCCCGGTCATGGATCGCGGGCCAACCCTCCAGCGCATCGGCATGGTCGAAGCCGTCGCGCCAGTCGGAGAGCGGCATGTAGTTGTCGATGCCGATGAAGTCGATGTTCGCGTCCGACCAGAGCGGGTCCAGATGAAAATAGACGTCGCCGCTGCCGTCGCCGGGCTGGTGACCGAAGTATTCCGACCAGTCGGAGGCATAGCCCACCTTGGTACCTGGCCCGAGGACCGCCTTCACATCGGCCGCCAGTGCTTTGAAGGCCGTCACGGCCGGATAGGCACTTGCGCTGGACCGGATGGTGGTCAGGCCCCGCATCTCGGTCCCGATCAGGAAGGCATCGACGCCGCCCGCGACGGCACAGAGATGGGCGTAGTGCAGGATCATCCGGCGGAGGGCCCAGTCACCTGCGGGACCCGTCCAGCTGACATTGTCGCCCGACACGGCGAACTGCGCGGGAGTGGCGGCACCGAAGAAGGCTGCGACTTGCGTCGCGGCGGCGGCGGTCTTGTCCGCCGTCCCGGCATAGCCTGCGGCCGGGGAACAGGTGATCCGCCCGCGCCAAGGGAAGCTGGGCTGACCCGGCGTCGCGGCATTCGCGCTGTAGGGGTTCGGCAGCGTGTTGCCGGGCGGGACGTCCATCAGGAGGAAGGGATAGAGGGTGACGCGCAGCCCGCGCGCCTTCATCTCTCGGATCGCCTGCACAACCGCAAAGTCGGCAGGCGTTCCGCCATAGACCGGCCGATCTTCGACGTCGCGGCTGACCAGATGGGCATTCGACCGCGCCACGCCATTGACCGTCCAGACCTTCGGGCTGGTGACCTTGGTCGCGACCTCGACGCCCGGCTTGATCGTGCAGTTGCCCGCGCGCAGGTCATTGCCGAACCATGCGACGACCAGGCTGACGCTTTCGACGGCCGGGGCCATGGCATGCAGCCGGTCCAGCGCCACGACGATGTCAGCCTCATCGGGCAGCGCGTTCAGGTTCTCGGCCGAGGTTGTGCCGCCGGTCGTCTGGCCGAACACCGTGGTTGTGGCGCCCACGGTCTTGCGCACGGCTTCGGTCGCATAGGTGAACTCGCCCGAGGCCGGGATCATGGTCACAGCCTTCACCAGCCCTTCGGCGGTGTCGGAATCCGCCAGAGGCCTGAAGACCTCGAAGGACAGCTGCGGCAGGCGGTTGCCGTAGGTGGAAAGCGGCAGTTCCTCGAAGACGACATATGCCGTGCCGCGATAGGCCGGGGTATTGGCCGCCCCCATCTTCGCCGCGATGAACGGATCGGCCGTCTGGGTCCCGTTGCCCGGATACCAGCGCCAGGTGATGCCGGTCATGTCGAGCGGCTTGCCGTCGGCCCAGATGCGGCCGATGCCGGTGATCGGACCCTCGCACAGCGCCACGGCGAAGGAGGCGTAGTACAGATACTCGGTCGTCCGGACCTTGCCACCGCCCCCGCCCTTGCCGCCTCCTTGCGTGGTGGTCTTCGACTCTTCGCGGAAGTCAGTTGCCCAGATGATGTTGCCGCCGATGCGCATTCGGCCGTAGAGGCGCGGGATGATGGCCCCCTCGGTCGCGGACGTGATCCGTAGGGAATCCAGCCGCTGGCCCTCGATCTTCTGCGCAGGGGCCAGCGAGGACACGATCCAGCTGTCGACCACCGAACCGATGGTCGAGCCAATGAAGCCGCCGATGGCAGCCCCGGAAAAGCCGAGGATCGCGCCGCCGAATGCCCCGCCGATGGCGGAACCGACGGCACCGAGGACAAGCGTCGCCATGGGAAACTTTCAGCGTGCGGGAAACAGGAAAGCGAAGGCGATGCGCCGCCGCCAGGCTTGGGTCAGCGGTTCCTCGATCACGCCAAACCGCTCGTAGGCATGGAGGAAGGTGTCGGGACCGGTCAGGATCCCGACATGCTTGGCGATGGCGCGCGGCTTCATGCGGAAGAGGACAAGCGCGCCGGGCGGCGCATCTGCTGGTACGATTTCGGGCATCATCGCCCGCGCGCCGTCCGCCAGCACCTCGCGCGGTCCCGTCTCGCCCCAGTCGCGGCTGTAGGGCGGGATCGGGAACGGCTCCGGCCCGATGACCTCGCGCCAGACGCCCCGTGCCAGGCCGAGGCAATCGCAGCCGACCCCGCGCAGGCTGGCCTGGTCGTGGTAGGGCGTGCCAAGCCAGGACCGCGCGACGGCGACGACGCGCGCGGGATCGGCTGTCCGGTGTGATAGGGTCACAGCACCGCACCCTCATGGCCGCCGTCCTTGGTTGCATAGCGCAGGACCGCGTCCTGACCCGGGATGTGCGGGAAGCCCCGGAAGTTCACGATATTGGCGAACTTCGTGCCGCAGGTCGCCATCCGCTTGTCGCAACCTGCACGGATGATGAAGGCATCCGTCGCCATGATCGGGCGCACCGGCGCCTCGAGCAGGGTCAGGATCGCCACCCCGTCGACGAGGTCATGCGACAGCACCTCGACGCGCCGCCCGGCATTCGCGCCGGTCGACCATTCCACCAGCCCGAAGGCAAACCAGCCCACAGCGAAACTGCCGAGGCCGGAGGCCGTGAAGGCCCGGTCGCGCAGCACATCGATGATCGTGCCCGTCCCTTTGAAGGCTGAGGCCTCAAGGTTCACGCCGCAGCGCGCATCGCCCAGCGCGGCATCGCAACTGGCCTGAAACGTCCGCCCGACCGTCTGGCCGAGGATATGGGCCAGCGACCGAACCTCTGCCACGAAGGCCAGACGCCCGCGCCGGATCTGGCCGATGGCCCCGCGCCGCAGAAGGACGCGCTGCGCCGGGGCCGACCAGTTCACCCGCCAGACCTCAACCGCTGCATTGTCCCATCGGCCATCGAGGATGTCGGTCTCGGTAATCCGATCCGAGGACAGCACGCCTTGGGCGTCCTGCGCGTCGACCGAGAGGTCTGACCCCGACCGCACCTCGGAGGCTGTCAGGCCGCTTTCCGGTTCGAACTCGGTGCCGTCGAACGACAGGGTCCGGTCGTGGTCGGTGAAGCCGAAGGTCACGCCATCGGCGCGGGTGATGCGCCAGCACCAGGCGAGCGTCGTCGTGCCCTCGTCGAGATGGGACTGCAAAGCGGCGTTCAGGGACTTCATGTGCGGATTTCCACGAGGGGGATCGAGGTGATCGAGCCAAGGCGTTCAAGGTCGAGGGTGATGTCGAGGGCGTCGGTGTCGAAGCGGACGGGGACGTCGAATTCGAAGCCCGCGGTGATGGCCACGCCCAAGGCTGGGGCGGTGGTGAAGGTGACGAGGCCGGTTGCGGTGGAAACTGACCAGCCGGAGGCCTGCGGCGTGCCGTCCAGCGCGATGGTCACGGTGCCGATGACGGGCTTGGTGATCGCCCGCGTCCAGGACTGCGCGCCCGAGGTGTATCGCTTGGAGAGTTGGAATTGCGTGGCCGCCCCGTTGCCGGTGCCGATGGGCTGGTTGGTCGCCCCGGGCGTCTGGGATGGCAGGCAGGATTTGAAGTCGGCCCAGTCCTTGAAGCGGAAGCCATGGAGGCGGCCGTTGCGGGCCTCGAAGAAGGCAACCAACGCCGCCAGATCGTCGGCGCGGCGGATGCCGTAGGCGACGTCATAGCGGCGGCGGCTGTTGGCCCAGCTGGCGTTGCGTTCCTCGGCCCCGCTTGCCAGCTCGACAATCTGGGTGCGGCGCTCGGGGCCGCCGCGCGCGCCCCGGCTGATGTTGTCAGGAAACCGGACCTCGTGAAACGCCATGGCTGATCCTCACATGCCGCGCCGCCCGAGCGACACGGCACGGGCGATGTCGCTGGCGACCTGCGTGCGGGATTGCCGGAAACTCTCGGCGTCGCGGGCGTTGATCGTGATATTGACGGTGGACGCGCCCGACTGGCCGAACCCTGCCGCCTCGCGCCGGGAAAGGACCCGCTCGCCCCGCTGCAGGATCGCGGGCACCTCGTCGGGGCGCAGCCCGGCCCAGCCCCCGTTGTGCATGCGCGGGGCACCCGCAAAGGCCAGCGCCGGGATCATCCGACCGGGACCGGGTGCCCCCACCATACCGCCCGCATGCAGGATGTTCGCGAAAATCCCACCCGCCCCGCCAAGCGCGCCGGAGAGAGCGTTGGCGATGGGACCGAGGATGAAGCGCCGGGCTGCGAGCTTGGCGAGATCGGCGATCATCGAGGTCACCAGATCGCGGAAGTCGAGTTTGCCGGTCTTCACGAAGTCACCGATGGCGTTCTCGGCGCTCTGGAAGGCCCCGACCAACGCGCTGCCGAGATCCCCACCGATGTCGCGCGCTTTTGCGGCGTAGTCGGCAAGTGCGGCCGTGACGGCTTGCCAGCCAGTGAGGGCCGTGTCCGCACCCTCGGCTGCCGCAGCCCCGGCATCCCGCGCGGCGGCCCCGGCACCTCCGGCAGCCTCGGTGGTCTCGCCCAGTTCGTTGTTCAGGGCATCGGCCGAGGCAGCCGCCTCAGCCAATGCAGTCTCGGCTTCTGTGCCCGTGCCGGTCACCGCATCCTTCAGCGCCTGCCAGCTGGCGAGCGGCCGACCGGCGGCATCGGCCAACATGCCTGCGGCCTCGCGATAGCCGTCGGACCGAGCGCGGGCGTCGTCGGCCATGGCACCGAGGCCAAGATCGGGCGGTTCCAGGTAGCTGCGAGCCAGCGCAGCCGAGAAGGCATCCGCGGCGGCTGCACCGGCAGCAGTCGCGGCCCCCTCAAACGGGTTGCCGATGTGCCCCAGTTCCACCGGGTCGAGGATGCCGATCCGCACCCCACCTTCGCCGGTAGCCCATTCGGGCAGCAGCGCGAGGGCCGCGTTCAGTGTCTCGATGAAGCTGTTGATGCGGGTCACGACGCCGTTCAGCATCGCCTCGACGCCCGAGATGAGCCCGTTCGCCGCCTGGAAGGCGAAGTCGCCGATGGCGCCCGGCAGACTGCCCCAGATCGCGACGGCCGCGTCATAGGCCCCCTGGAAGATCGCCGCCGTCCGGTCGCCGAAGCTGACGACGCCTGCGATGGTGCTCTCAAGGGCCGAGAGACCGGCCGCCTTCAGCCCTTCCCATCCGGCCGCCATGCGGGCGAGTGCGGCGTCCAGCGACAGGCCGATCCGCGACCAGACTTCGCGGGCCAGATCGCCAAGCAAGCGGAAGGCCTCGCCCACCCCGCCGACCCGGGCGACGAGCTGCGAGAACTGATAGACCAGCTCGCCCGCGCCGACGATCAGGGCTCCGATCCCAGTGCGGATCAGGGCGCCGCGCAGGAATACCAGCGCGGTAGCGAGGCCGCGAATCGACAGGGCGGCGGCCGCCATGCCTGCGACCCAGCGCCCCGCCATGACAGCAGCGAAGGTCGCGGCGTAGGAGGCGAGACGGCCGAGGTTGCCGATCAGGGTGTCGATGGCCGAGCGCAGGATCCCGCCATCGGAAGCCAAGGCAACGAAGGCATTGGCCAGCGCCTCGATGGTTGGGGCGACCGCCACCGCGATCCGGTTGCGGAGGCCATCGAACACAAGCGAGACTGTGCCCAGCGCAAGTTGCGTACGGCGCAGCGCCTCTAGCGCATCGCCATCCAGCACCGCGCCAAGGTCGGAAGCCTGATCCCCAAGCCGGGCCATCTCCGCCCCGCCGTTGCGCAGCAGCGGCAGCAGGCGCGTGGCGTCTGAAGCCATGGCTTCGAGATAGAAGGTCATTTCCTGCTGGCTGAGACCGGCTCTTTCCAGCGTATCGACGTAGAGCTGCAGCGCCTCCGGCCCCGAAAGGCGGGCGAACTGGTCGGCTGTCACGCCCACGCGGGGCGCGACATTCTCGAAGAAATCCGCCATCGGCCCACCGCCGCTCTGGAGGAAGTCCCCGACCCGGTCGTTCACGTCCTTCAGGATATCGGCCAGCTTCTCCTGTTCGATGCCAACCGTCCGTGCTCCGGCCGACCAGCGTTGCAGCGCTTCGGGTGTGGCATTAGCGACCTGCGCGAACTGCCGGATCTGTGCGGCGCTCTCCGCGGTGGAGCGGACGATCAGCCCGAGCGAGGCAGTAGCGGCGGCAGCGGCGGCCCCGAGCGCCAGACCGGCACGGCGCGCGAAGGTGGCCAGCCGGGTGTTGGCCAGTTCCATTTCGCGCGACAGGCGGCCGAAGCCGCGTGCCCCGGCCTCGCCGACGCCTTCCAGCTCGGCGCGCACGCGCCGCCCGCCCTCCGCTACGAGGCGGACGGAGACCTTCTTCTCAGCCATTGCGGCGTCCTTCCATCTGCTCGTTCAGTTTGCGCACCATCACCGCCTCGATCTCGGGCAGCAGTTCGGCGGCGATCAGCGCGTTGATGCCCAGCGCCTGCGCCAGTGACAGCGCGGCACCCATATCCCATCCGATAACGGCCCCCGGCGCGATGCGCAGCTGGCCGCCGAGGCGCTGGGTCAGGTCCCAGACCTGCCAGCCCTCAACCGTCAGCGGCCGGTTCAGCTTTGCGGGGCAGTCCGGGCAGGGGCCCGCGCAGGCTGCGCAGTAGCCGTCGCCCCCGCCGAAGGACCAGTCGGCGAGGGCGCGGAGGCGTTTTTTTCCGCGTCCAGCATCAGGCCGCGGGCGACGTATTGCGCCTGGAAGGCCTCGAAGACCGGCCAGATTTCGAGGAGGGCGTCGATTCCGGCCGGGCTGACGGGCACGAGGTTGCCGTCATCGTCGCCGACACCTTCCCATTCCAGCACCGCCCGGCGGGCGACAGCCTTGGCCATGGCCAGCGCAATGGCCTCCTGGTTGGATGTTTCCGACAGGCCGTCGATCATGGGATCGGCGCGCGCCGAGACCATCAGTGCGGTGGTCAGGGGTGCTACCAGGACGCGCAAGCCGGGCAGCAGGTCCAGCCATTCGGGCCGGTTCGACAGGTTCAGGCGGATCATGGTCAGTATCCCGTGACGGTGTTGACGAGGACGGCGGTGCACATGCGGGTGGGGCTGGTGGCCTTGGCAGCCTGCCAGTCGAAGGTGGCCTGGATGCCCTGCGGCCCGGGGATCTCGATCCGCGGGACGGGCAGGTAGACGGCATGGGCGGTGAAGGTGAAACTGGCGTTCGCGCCGAGGCTGTAGGCGAACTCGAGCTCGCAAGGCGTGCCGTCGATGGCCTGTGTCACCAACGCAGAGTCGGCGAAACGCACCTCGATCCGGCCGGTCAGCGCGGCCATTCCGGGATCGGCGCCCTCGATCTTGCCGTCGTTGCGGATGGTCTCGATCCGGTCGAGGCCGTTGGCATAGGTGATCTCGGCCGAGACGACGTTGCCCAAGGCGGTGCCGTTGCGTTTCACCACCCCGTTGAAATGACCGAAGCGTTGCAGGCCCAGCGCGGTCGGCGTTCCCGCCGCAGTGGTGGTGGAAATCGCCTCGCCCTGTGCGATCAGGCGGGCGGTCGCGGTCAGCAGGCCCGAGCGGTTCATCTGCCACGACAACTGGTCCATGACGCAGCCTGCATACATCGCGAACCGCGGCACCTCGGGCATCGCCACCTCGATGGCCATCGAGGGCAGGGTCCAGTTCCCCGACTGGAAAGTGTGGGTCTTCGGCGTGGTGCCGGTGGTCGTGGGAGCGCCAAAGGCTGCTTTCAGCCAGAAGCCGAAGGCCTCCACATCGATCGGCACCACCACCTCGCCATCGGCGGTGACCGCGTCCTTGATGGGGGCCAGGGGATCGCGGCCGTATCCGAGCAGCTCCGAGTTCAGCAGGGGCTGTTCCGCGCCCAGCGTGGTGCGGGCAAACGGCATCAGCCGATAGCCGCTGGCGGGTGGGGTGCCGTAGACGGTTTCGAACGCAAGCGCCATCTGCGCCCGCGCGCCGTGTGCGCGTGCCATGGGGGTCTCCTATGTGGGGGAATTCAGGCGAGGGGGCCGGTGGTGGTGTAGTGCAGGACGACTGTGATCACCGCCGCCTTGAGCGCCGCGGCTCCCTCGACAGGCAGATCGACCGAAGCCGGGGCTTCGGGTTCCAACCAGTCACAGAGGCCGCCCAGCGTCCGGTCAGCCTCCAGCGCCGCGCCGATGGCGGCGATCAGGTCGTCAAAGGCGCTGGCCCGACCGGTGCCCGCCTGGACGACGATCTCCAGTTCCGCCCGGTGCTGATAGTGGTAGCGCAGCGGTGACAGCGTCACCTCCGGCTCGCCCGGTTGACCATCGCGCAGGATGATCAGCCCCGCGGCCGGGATCCGCTCCGGCAGCACCTCGTCACGCAGGGTGAGGGCGGCAAGCGGCTGAAGCCGAGCGTGAAGAGCGGCGAGGACGGTTTCGCGGGTGCTGGGCATTTTTCTTTAGCTGGCGGACAGTGACGTGATTGGAGGCCAGGCCTGTGCAGGTCTTTCTTTATGAAGGCATCAGCGGCTATGCTTTGCCCTTAGGTTGAGCATTGGAGCACAGGCATGGGCGCAGCCAGGACAATTCGCCAAGGCAATCTCGGCAAGCGGGCGCTGAGGCTGGCGGTGAAAGACGGCAAATTCTATGGGCTTGCCGATGGCAAAGTTTGCGTGGAAGGCACCGATGCGGATCGCGTCTGGCGGCAACTGCACGACGAAGCTGGCAAGTCTGATCCGAAGTATTTCGGCTACTCGGGCGCTCGAAGCCGCTTTCTGAAGTTTTTTCCGAACGGTTTTCATTCAGAGGGCTATGCCGCCCAGGAGCGGGACTACAAGCTGGCCGCAAAGAACAAGCTGGATGCGACTGCTCCCCTTGAAATGGCGATAACCGGTTCAGGATATGGCGAAGCGATCTTGTCGGCTTATCGTGCGACAAACATGCTTTCACCGTTTGAAAAGACGCGGTTGCAGGACGTATTCCGAGGCCCGAGTTCCGATGCCGTCATTCGGGCGGCTGCCGAGTTTACCGAGAGTGCGGACAAGAATAGCCTTGGCCGACTGGAAGCGGCCCTGAAGCCCCATGATTGCGCCAAGTGGACGGTTGTGACCTATCTGCCGTACCTCTGGCGCCCCGATAGACATATGTTTCTCAAGCCCGAGGTCACAAAGGACTTTGCTGCACGAGTGGGCCATCCCTTCGCGTCCAACTACGAGGCGCGCCTGAACATTGATGTCTATGCCAGCCTGCTGGACCTCGTGGAGCGAACCAGTCGCGAACTATCTGATCTGGAGCCGCGAGACCGTATCGATATCCAGAGTTTCATTTGGGTCGTTGGAGACTATCAAGAAGATCGCGACGGCACCTACACCTGACGCCACCCCGCCACGATCCGCCCCGGCACGCCGTCGATGGCCCGCTCGGCATCCCGCGCAAGGTCCAGCCGCTTGCGCAGTTTTACCTGTGGGACCAGCAGGAAGATCGGCACGGTGGTCAGTCCACGGCCGGTCTTCGCCCGTGACGCCACCGCGCGGCCCTGGCTGTTCAGCCTCCCCTCGGCCACCAAAAGGCTCGGACCCCTGCGCCGGTAGATGAACCGGAGGCGAAGCCCCGTGCGGCGTTCCCATTCACCGGGGGTGATGCGCCCGCCGCGCGTGGATTTGCCTGCGGCCGGGGTGGGGATGGCCAACCAGAACCCGTTGCGCGACCGGATCAGCGGCCCGGTGTCATGCGCGCCGACGATCACCGGGGCGTTCGACCAGACCAGTGCGGCGGCGTTCAGGCTTTTCGTGCCCTTGGGATAGGTGGCGAGGCGGATCGAGTTGCCAAGCCGAGTGCCCAGCCCCGCGCCGGTGATCTGGCTGCGCCAGGCGGACTTCAGGCCCGCACCTGCCTCGCGCATGGCGGTGGTGACGGCCTTTTCACCGGCGGCGATTTCCGCCTGCATCAGGTCGGCGAGGTCGGCGCTGATGCTGATCTTCAGTTTCATCGGGTCACGCCGGTCGCAGGTCGAGGGTCCAGATCAGCCGTTCCAGGTCGCGCAGCGGTTCCCCCTGGATCACATGGCTGTCCGCACCGATGACGATCAGATCGCCCGGCCGCGGGGAGGGCAGGTCGGCCACGCGCACATCCACCACCGTCGTGTCGCTGACGAACCGCCCCGCGCCGAAGTCGGTGACGCGGTCGGGCGCGCGGCGGATGATGCGGATCGGGCGTTCCTCGGAGGTGGTGGCCGAGATCCAGAGCGCCGGGGCCGCCATGTCAGCCTGGGTGAAGATGCGGTCCATGGCGGCGGCGAAGACGGACATGGGTGGGCCCGTCAGTTCGAGGTGTGCAGGCGGATCGCCAGCCGGGGCCGCTTGTTGACCGGCAGGATCGACGCCTCGGTCATCACATCGATCCAGCGGCCTTTCTCGTCGAGATGCTGGCGGGCATAGAGCGGCAGGCCGATGGTGTTGGCGGTTTCCAGCAGGTTCGCCGGGCCGCCATAGGTGGTGAAGGTGTCCATCGTGCCGAGCGGGAAGGCGATCCCCTCGTTCGCGGGGACCAGCCGTTCGGTGGCCTTGGTCGAGAGGGTGACTGTGCCGGAATATTCCTCGAACAGAATGCCGCCGAAGGGAAAGTTGCGCCGCACATCCTCGCGGAGCGGCTGGGCGCCGGTCGAGGCGTAAAACTTGTAGGCCTCCTCGGTCTTGGGGTGCGCGATCAGCTTGTCGAAGAACTCGCGGCTGACCAGCGCATGGACCGAGGTCATCGCCTCGCCCAAGAGGTTGTCCTCGATGGCCCGCAGCACCTCGCGGACTTTGCCCTGGACGTTCGTGCCTGCGGTGCCCAGCACGAAGTCGACAGAGATCTGCGCGATGCCGAATTCGGTGAAATAGTTGTAGAGGGTGGTCCCGGCGCCATCCTTCACGATGCCGCGCAGCGCGTTCATCTCCATGTATTCGCGGGTCTGGGCATGCTTGCGCCGTATTAGGAGCAGCTTGCGGTTCATCACTTCGACCAGCGGATCGGCGGCGTCGAAGGCGCCCAGCGCAGGCTGGCCCTGAAGGTCCGCGGGCAGGACCACGTCGTCATGCGGAATCCACGGCAGGGCGAAGCTGCGCATGGACCGACCCTCTCGCGTGCCGACCGTTGCCGGGCCGCCGAGGGGAACGGAGGGCAGGAGGCTCAGGACGCCTTCGTATTGCTCGATGATGACGGAGCGCTGGCTTACCCCTTCGAAGCGGAAGAGGCCGATCTGGGCGAGGCGGGTGTAGAGGTTGGGCAGGATGTTGATGGCCTGCGTCATCTCGGCCAGCGAATAGCCGCCAGCGTCGAAGGGATTGCGGACGAGGGTCATGGGGATGCTCCGGGGGATGAAGGGATGGGCGCGGTCGGGTGGGCGGCGTCAGACGCCGTCGCGGGCGATGATGCCGACCGCGGCCAGCTGGGTGATCTTGGCGGCGATCTTGGCCGCGTCGTTGACGGTGGCCTCGTAGGCAAGGGCGGCGCGAGAGACGATGGCGGGGCCACGAGTGACCACGATGCCCACAGCATCGGCGAGCGTGGCATTCACCGGGTAAAGGAGGACGGCGACTGCGGTTTGCGCACCGTCGGCACCGGTCGCGGGCGAGAGGGTGTACTTGCCGCTGGCTGTGATGCGGCCCAGGACCGACCCTGCCGGGTAGGACAGGCCCAGCTGCAGGGTGATCACCTCGCGGGTGTAGTTCGGGTTGACCTCATACTTGAGGACATCGCCCATGCTGGGCGGTTCCGTCAGGACGGGCATGGTTCAGTCTCCGGGATGTTGGGGGGATGGGGTGCGCTGCGCGGCTACGCGTGTGCGGCAGTGATCGGTGCCGGGATCAGCGCGAAGCGGCGGCCGATTTCTTTGCGGCGGCGACGATGGGGCTTTCCTTCGCGCCCGCCGCCGGTGCCGTGGCGATGATGCCCGCGGCATCGCTGCGGGCGGCGAGATCGGCCAGCACCTTGGCGCGCAGGGCCTCGGGTTTCACGCCCTTGGCGACGGCATCGGCGGCATCGATCTGGATGCCAAGGCGCGCGGCCTGCGCGCAGACCTGTGCAACCTCTGCCGCCTCGGCGCGGATGGCTTCGGGCGACATCGCGGCCGCCGCCGTCTGCGGCGGTGCGACTGGCGCGGGCGCGGCCGGTTCCTGCGGGGTGCTGGCAGCAAGCGCAGTCGCAGGCTGCGTATGGTCTTCGGGGGCGGTGGTCATCATCGGGCCCTTTCCTCTGGGGGTGGATGTGCCGCGGGGTGCGGCGGCGAAAGCGCGGAAGGCGGTGACAGGATCGGCCACCTCATCGGCAAGACCGGCGAAGACCGCCGCCTCGCCGCGGAACACGGCGGCCTCGGTGCCCAGCGCCCGGCTTGTGTCGAGGCGGCGGCCGCGACCTTCGGCGACGGTTTCGGCAAAGAGCTGGCGGAGATCTTCCAGCTCGCCTGCGATCCCGACGCGGACGGCCTCGGGCAGCGGCTGGTAGGGGTTCGCATCGACCTTTCGCGCCCCGGCATGGATCAGCGTGACGGCGATGCCCTTCTGGTCCAGCGCCCCGCTCATGTCGCTGTGCATGGCCACAACGCCGATGCTGCCGACCGCGCCGGTGCGGGGCAGGATGATCCGGTCGGCCTGGGAGGCGAGGGCGTAAGCGGCCGAGAGGGCGTGATCGGCGACAAAGGCCTGTAAGGGTTTCACCTGACGCGCGGCACGGAGGCGATCCGCCAGATCGAAGGCACCGGCCACCTCGCCACCGAAGCTGTCGATGTCGAGTGCAATGCCGCGGATGGCAGGGTCGGCGAGCGCTGCCTGCAACTGCGCCGCGATACCCTCATAGGAGGTCAGGCCGGAAGATTGCCCGATCCAGGCCCCGCGATGCACCAGCGTGCCCGCGATCTCGATGACGGCGATGCCATCCACGACGGCGAAGGGCTGGCCGCCGTTTCGCGCTTGGCGGCGGGTTAGGTCGTCGCCGAACAACGACGCCCGGGCGGGCAGGGTGGCGCTGGCTTGGTCCTCTGCCGTGACCTCCAGACCATCGACACTGATCTCCCGCCCCGTGATCCGGGGCCCAAGGCCGGTCAGGAAGGCCAGCGCCTTGGCCGGATCGACCATCAAGGGCGTGTTGAAGACGCGCTGGGCGATCTGGGTGTGGTGCATCATCCTTCCTCCGCGGGCCGGGGTTCCCGGTCCTCGCCGTTGTCATCCTGATCGTTGCTGTCTTGCTGTTCCTGCCGCTGACCTTCGGCATCACCCGACCCAGCGCTGCCGCCCGCCGCCTGTGCTGGCGATCCGGGCCGCCGGAAGTCGAGACCCAGTTCGGCCTCGCGTTTGCGTTCGGCCGCGATCTCGCGATCGACCTGCTCGGCGTCATAGCCTCGCTCGGCGATGGCCTGCGTGCGGGATTTCAGTCCTGCTTCGATCTGCAGGATCTCGGCCGAGGCATCCTTGGCGGGGTCGATCCAGTCCCACTTCGTGGGAAGCCAGTCGCAGGCGAGGTATGCGCGCCGGTCGGTGGCATAGCCCGCCAGATCGATGGCGCCTGCCATCACCGCCATGTCCATCCAGCGTGTCCAGACCGCCCGGCAGAGCTGGTAGACCATGACCGAATGCTGGAAGGCCGAGATGCGGCGGCGGAAATCGACAAGCGCGATCCGGGTGTTCGAGAAGTTCCCCTTCGCGGTGTCGCCCGTCAGATAGCCATAGGGCACGCCCAGCGCTGCGCCGATCTGAAGGAGGGTGCGGTACTGGAAGGGCTCATAAGTGGACCCTGAGTCCGGGGTGGATGGCGTGGTGACATCCTCACCGGGGTCAAGCCGCACCACCTGGCCGGGTTCCACCTCCAGATCGTCCTCGGCGGGATCGAGGGCGGTTTCAGGGGCGGGCGAGGTGATGAACATCGCGAACATCGCCGCGGTTTTCTTCCGCTCCAGTTCGGCGTCGTCATAGAGGTCGAGGGTGAAGAGCTTCACCACGGCCGCGGCAAAGCGCGATACGCCCCGCAACTGACCTGCCTCGACAGGGTCGAGGATGTGTATGACTTCCGAGGCCGGAACCCGGACGGTTTCCCCCGCCAGCCCCGGATCAGTCATGTCGCCGGGGTGGCGGCGCAGGAAGTGATAGGCGACGCGCCGCCCGATGCCGTCGAACTCGATCCCCTGCCGGATCGATCCCGCGCCGGGCAGCCCGCGCGTCATGTCCTGCGGCAGCATTTCCGAGGGCAGCATCTGCAGCTGCATCGGTACAGTCAGTCCGTCCTCGGGGCGCCGCGTCCGGATGCGCAGGAACACCTCACCCGCCAGAAACACCTCGCGTGCCGCCCGGCGCTGCAGCCCGAAGAAGTCCGTCAGCCCCTCGGCATCCGCCTCGTCGGTCCAGGCGAGCCAGAGCCTCTGCAATTCCTCCTTCTTCGTTGCATCCGCGATCTTCGACGAGGGCTTGATGCCGTCGCCGACGACATGGTTCGCGAAGGCGTCGACCGCGTTGGCCGCGTAGCCGTTGTTCCTGACCAGCCAGCGCGCCCGGGCGGTGATGGTCTCGCCCGAGGCCGAGATCAGGGTGTTCACATGCGCGCGGGTGGCGCGGAAGCCGCGCATTCGCCGATGGGACTGCGCGGCGTCAAACCCGCCGATGATGGACCCTAACCGCGCGCGGAAGGCGTCGAGCACCATGGTCACAGACCCTTCGTGGCGATGGTGCCCCATCGGCGCCGCCGGGGCGTAGCCGAGGCTGCTGCAATCCGCCCTTCCAGATCCCTGATCGCCGCGGCCAGTTCCGCGTCCGAGCCATAGGTCACGGTCTTGCCGTCATAGCTGACGCTGCGCAGCCCGGCGAAGCGGGCTTCCTGCAGCGCGGTCAGCAGGGCCTGCATGCGTTCCAGGTCCATCAGTCCCTCATGAAGTTCGGGGTGTAGGCCCGCCGTTTCCGGCGTGGCGTGGTCAGGGTTCCGGCCTTGGGCTGGGCCGGGTCTTGTGTGGTTTCGGCCGCCACGGCCGCGGGCAAGCGCGTTTCAACGCCCGCCTGCGCCTCAAGCCGCCGCCAGGTGGCCTCGTCCCACCGGTCGGCGCCGAGGATCCACGCCGCCGCGCGGGCGTATACCCGGCAGTCCAGCGCCTCGTTCCGCTCGCGCATCTTCTGCCATTCCTGATGGGCATAGCCGCGCTTGTTGCGGATCGTGACCAACTGCTCGGCCACCAGCTGCTTCAGCCATTCGGTGTCGGCCCAGCCTGGGATGTGCACTGTCCCCGGCGCATCGAGGACGCCCATCGCCCGGTCTTCGTCCGAGGGGCGTTCGATCCGGAGGAAGCGGTAGGTTTCCGCCTTGAACGTCGCCGTTGCCACCGACCAGAGCCTAGCGCCGCGGCGCAGCCGTTTGCCGCCGATGGTCGCATCGACATAGGTCGGGCCAGAGACCGGCGCGGCCCGGTTGAAGCCCTCAAGGCCCTTCAGGGGTGCGACCTGTTCGAACCCGACCTTGCGCGACCAGGCATAGACCGCAGCAGCCTCGTAACCGGTATCAATGCCGAGCCGCGCCACGGTCATGAAGGCACCGTTGGCATGCTGCCACGACCGGCCGAGGAGGGCGGTCAGCTTGTCCCAGGCTGCCGGATCATCAGGCCCGCCCGGAATGACGATGTGATCGACGAGCCAGCTTTCCATGCCCCGGCCCCAGGCCCAGATGTCGACCTCGATTCGGTCCTTCTGGACATCCGCCCCGGCCGTCAGGAACAGCCCGGCCATGGGCACCGTGCCCGGCTTCCAGACCTCGCGCCGATCCGCCAGCCGCTGCCATTCTGGCGCGTCGCCGCTTTCGACCCATGTCTCGCCGAGAAGCGTGTTGCGCGCGGCGCGCAGCGTCTCGTCCGACCCTTGGGCCGCCAGCCATTCCCGCGCTACGTCGGACCAGCTTTTCCAGCCCAAGGGCGAATAGAGGGCCGAGAGGTGGAAGCCGATGGCCTTCGGATCCCTGGAAACCGCTGTTGCCCGCCATTCGCCCCGCGCCAGCATCTCGGTCTTGTGGTGCTCGGCGATGGGCCTCTCGCAACCCTCGCAATGGTAGGCCGCCGTTTCCGGCTTCCCCTTCGCCCAGCGCAGTCGGTCGAATTGCAGCCACTGCATCGCGCCACAATGCGGACAGGGCACGAAGTAACGCCGCTGGTCCGATGCCTCGAATTCCCGCTCGATCCGGGACAACCCCCGGATCGTCGGGGTCGAGACCATGAACACCTTGCGCCGGTGCGAGAAGGTGGTGGTCCGCGCCTCGGCCAGCGTGACCGGATCGCCTTCCTCGTCGGCCGATGCCGGATAGGCGTCGACCTCGTCCAGAAACACATAGCGCGCGGGCATCGACCGCAGGCCGGTCGCCGAATTCGCGCCGGTCAGCACCAGGATGCCGCCGGGGAATTCCTTCGACAGCATCGAATTCCCGGCATCGCGCGACCGGGCCGGGTTCACCCGCTCGCGGAGCGCCGGGCTGTCCGCGATCAGCGGGTCCAAACGGCCGCGTGAGGTGCGCTTGGCCAGTTCCAGGCTTGGCAGCACCGCCAGCATCGGCCCCGGCGCGTGGTGGATGACGAAGCCGATCCAGTTGTTGCCCGCTTCGGTCGCGCCGACCTGCGCGGCCTTCATGAAGGTGATGCGCTGGGCCGGATGGCCGGGCGAGAGCGCATCCATGATCTCGCGCAGATAGGGCGCGCGGGCCGTCCGATACCGCCCCGGCTCCGCCGCGCCGCGTGAGGACAGCCAGCGATGCTGATCCGCCCATTCCGACACCGTCAGGTTCGGGTCGGGCCGCATCCCCTGACGCCAGACCCGCAGCAGGTCCTCGGCGCCGTCAAAGCCGAGGTCGAGACCCTCGGTCAGGTCATTGTCGTCATCCGAGCGAGACCCGGAGGTCGGCGAGGGAGTCGAGCTGTTCGCGGACATGGGCTTCCAGCACCCTCTGCATGATCGCGGTCTCGATCGTCACCGATGCCCCGGATTGCCGTTCCACCTCCGCCATGATCTCTGCCGCCATAAGTGCTGCCACCCGTCCGGGCCAGGTGACCCAGACATCCCGTTCCTGCCGCGCTAGGCGAAACACCAGCGTTTCCGCCCGCGCGCGGTCGACCAGCGTGCCCTTCTTCTTCTGCACGGCCAGCTGGCGTTCCTGCGCCGCATAGACCGTCAGTGCCGTGCGCGCCTTGATGTAGGATGTCGTGTCGCCGGGGCCGCTGGCCAGCCCATCGCCACCAAGAGACCGGCGCTGCTGGTCCGGGTCCGTCATCTCGGCCCGCCGCACATCCGAGGCGGCTGCGTTGATCGACCCGTCGTCATGGACCACCAGTCGTCCGTTCTTCCGCGCCTTCTGCACCCCGCCGCGGGACAGGCCGGAATGGGCCGCGTACTCGCGTTCGCTCATGCCCTTCATGGCGCTGTGAATTCCATCAAGATATTGAAAATAAACAGAAAAAGGCAATCAATTCGGTTGATTGTCTTCGCCGTCGGAGCGATTCTGCAATCAGGAATTCACCCCCGGATCGGAGACCAGACCATGGCCAAAACCGCCAAACCCGCCCCCATCGCGCCCGAGGCGCTGATGCTCGACATCGCTAAGCGCCACTTCTCCGTCGAGACGCTGGATACCCGGAACAGCGACGGGCTGGATTTCCACGAAGCTGCCATCTGGTCGATCCGCGCCGCCCTGATTGACGCCTATGCCGCGGGCCTCGCCGCGGCCAAGCGCTGAAGGGGCCAGCGACATGTCCATGGCCATCACCACCATCCGCATCGACTATTCCACCCTTCCCGAGGGCTTCGACCTGAGCCGCCCGGACGCCATCGCCGAAGTCATCGAGCAGGCGCTGCGCGAGAGCGGGATCCCGGCGGACGCCTCCGACGTCCTGTCGCACCTGAAAATCGAACTGCCCACCGCCCAGCTTGGTGCCGCCAGCCGCACGCTGGCCGAGATGCGGCTGATCTGACCGGAATGATCAGAAAGCACTGATATTGCTCCAATTTGCCTACGATCATCCGCCCGACAGAGCGATGGTGTTCGCACCAGAACGATACAACTCACCGAAGGATGCCCCGCCATGACCACCCGCCGCGCTGCCGACAATTCCAAAGCCCTCGACGCCTTCATCGCCGCCAAGGCCGAGATCGACACCATGCTGGAGCGCCTGAAGGCCCTCAGCGACGACCATTTCGAGACCCACCCCGACGAGATCAACTGGGGGCATGTCGGCACGCTGAAGCATTATGCGGACCTGCTGCGCCAGATCAGCGACAGCGCCTTCAAGGAAGGCGAACACGCCGCCTGACGCGCCCCCACGGCGCGACCGCCGCCCCGTCCGATGACGGGGCTTGCCTTCGTAGAAGGCGCGCACACCGCGCGCCACAGCGCCCGGAGGCCCCCATGACAACCCCGTCCGACACCCAATCCCTGATCCTCTCCCGCGCCGCGACCCGGCCGGGCAACCTTGCCTTGCCGCTGCCCGAGGGGCTGGTCGGCGCCGCCGCCAAGATGGTCGTCGGCAAGATGATCGCCCGCGGCTGGCTCGAGGAGGTCGAGGCCAACCTGCGCCGCAGCGAACCGATGTGGCGCGAGACCGGCGACGGCCACGGCACAACTTTGGTGGCTACCGAGGCCGGGCTGGAAACCATCGGGATCGAGCCGGTGGTAGCCAACGCCGTCGCCAATGTGCGGAAGGCGAGGCCGAAGCCGGAACCGGTGCAGATGCCCGACGATACCGACAAAGCGAAACCCGTCGCCATCCGCGCTGGCACCAAGCAGGCGCAGATTATTGCCATGCTCCAGCGCCCCGAGGGAGCGACGGTCGCCGAGATGGTCGATGCCACCGGATGGTTGGCGCACACGGTCAGGGGCTCGATCTCTGGTGCCCTGAAGAAAAAGCTGGGCCTGCCCATCACAGCCGAGAAGGTCGAGGGCAGGGAGGCGGTCTACAAGCTGCCCTGATCAGGATTGCAGCATCAGACCCTTCTGCCACCCGAACCCGTGCCGACAGCGTTGCTGATGTCTTTCAGGTGCGCGGCCAGCCATTTCCCATTTGCCATCCTCTCTCGGACCCGTGCGCGATGGATGTCCGGTGAGGGTGGCTCCTTCCTGTGATGCCGCCTTGTGTTGCAGTACCAGCAGGCAGCGACGATGTTCGCGGCAACGTCGGCACCGCCGTCGGAGCGGGGGTGCAGATGCTCGGCCGTGCAGCGCAGGTACTTCCGCATGGCTGGTGCCCGGCAGATTTCCGGCTCGGCATTTTCCAGCTCCGGATCCCACATCGGCAGGTCGCAGTAATAGCACCGGCCGCCCTGCGCCAGCATCTTGGTTCGACGAATATTCGACAGCTTTCCCATCCAAGGGGTCTCCATTCAACTTCGTGAGAAGCGAATGCGCGGCGCCTTGGAGGGGCGCTCCCCGGCGGGAAGCTGATGCTCGCGCGAGACCCGATGATTCGTGGTTCCGCAGTCCGTACAACGATGCCGCCAATATTCTTACTGCCGACCTGAAGGGGCTTATGCCGCCTTCAAAGCTCATTTCTGAGCCTTCGTTTGGGCGAACGGTAGAGAACCGCGGATTTCCCGTCAACGGAATCTCTCGAACAGCCTGCGCAAAACATAGCCTCGCACCAGGGAAATGGCTGTGAAGGCAAGCCCGATTGCCAGCTGATCGCCCAGCGCGATGTGGATGTCGAAGACCGGAAACACCACGATCTGCATTCCGACGGCGAGGGCATAGCCGACGATCACGTTGGTTGCGGCCTCGACCAAAGACATGCGGCGGGACTGGGTCATGCGCGCTTTCTCGACCGGCGCGCAGGCTTTGTCGCCGCCTCGGCTTCCTTGACCCGGCTGGCTGTCCGCCCTGTCGCCATCTCCCACCGCCGCACGGCGACATCGCAATAAACAGGGTCCAATTCCACCGCGCAGCAGCGCCGCCCGGTTCGCTCGGCCGCGATCAGCTGGGTGCCGGAGCCACAAAAGGGCTCGAACACCAGATCGCCGGGGTCGGAGAAGGCTTCCAGCACCGCTTCGACCAGCGCCACCGGGAACACGGCCGGGTGCGATCCGGCCGCGCCCAAGCCCCCTTTGTGCCGCATGATCCGGAATACGCTGTCCGGGATGCGGTGGCTCTGGATTGCGTTGCCGTAGCCGGTCTTGCGATGGACAGTGCCGTCCGCACCGCGCAACCCGCCGCCGCCGAGGGTTTCGCCCGCGTGCTTGCTCTCCACCGTCTTGTTTGGCTTCCGGGGCTGGCGGTTGAAGTGGAAGATGAACTCGTGCGACGGCGCCAACCGCCCGTTCCAGTCGCCGGGCAGGCCCGGCCCCTGGTCCCAGACATACCAGCCGAAGCGCCGCCAGCCCTGCGCGCGCATCCAGTCCACCCAGCCTTCCCAATACGGGATCCACTCGCCGTCGCGATGGACGAGGCCGAGGTTCACCAGCAGTTGGGCATCGGCGGTGACGGGCGCTGTGGCGAAGACGCCCTGCATCAGTGCATCCCAATCGCCGACCTTCTCCTTCGCGGCGCCATAGTCGCGCTGCTGCGCATAGGGCGGCGAGGTGAACATCAGCGCCGCCTGTGCCCCGTCCATCAGCCGCGCCACGACGGCAGGGTCGGTCGCGTCGCCGCAAATCAGCCTGTGATCGCCCAGCGCCCAGATGTCGCCGGGGCGGGTGATCGGCTCGGTCGGGGCTTCAGGAATGGTGTCTGCGCTGTCGTCGTCGATAGGCGCGCGGTCGTCGGCATCGTGCAGCAGCGCGTCCAGCTCGTCCTCGGGGATCCCGACCAGTCCGAGGTCGAACTCGTCGGCCATCAGCCCGCGCAGTTCCTCGAGCAGCAGCGCCTCGTCCCACCCGCCCAGTTCGGTCAGCTTGTTGTCGGCAATCCGATACGCGCGCCGCTGGGCCTCGGTCAGGTGGCCCAACACGATGACCGGCGCCTCGGCCAGACCCAGCCGGGCAGCGGCCAGGACCCGGCCATGGCCTGCGATCAGCTCGCCATCGCCTGCGACGAGGCAAGGGACGGTCCAGCCGAATTCGGCCATGCTGGCGGCAATCTTTGCCACTTGATCGGCATCGTGGGTCTTGGCGTTGCGGGCATAGGGACGGAGGCGGGACAGCGGCCAGTGTTCGATCCGGCCGGGCAGGAGGCGCGCGTTCATGCCGGGAGCCGCTTGCCCTTGATGGCGGCGAAGGTTTCGCCAGTTTCCGCCAGAACAGCCTCCTGACCGGTGAAGGACTGCCAGCGCTCGATGGCGACATCGACATAGGCCGGGTTCAGTTCCACGCCGAGGCAGACCCGGCCAGTGGTTTCTGCAGCGATCAGTGTGGTGCCGGATCCCATGAACGGTTCATAGACAGCCTGACCGGGGCTCGAGTTGTTCAGGATCGGCCGCCGCATGCATTCGACCGGCTTCTGCGTGCCGTGGACAGTGTCGGCGTCCTGATCCCGGTTGGCGATCTGCCACAGCGTGGTCTGCTTGCGGTCACCGGCCCAATGGCCTTTGCCCTTGGCACGCACCGCATACCAGCAGGGTTCGTGCTGCCAGTGGTAATCGCCCCGGCTGAGCACCAGCCGGTCCTTGGCCCAGATGATCTGCGACCGGATGGCGAAGCCCGCGGCCACCAGGCTGTCGGCCACGGTCGCCGCATGCAGCGCCCCGTGCCAGACATAGGCGACGTCGCCGGGGAACAGCGTCCAAGCTTCGCGCCAGTCGGCGCGGTCGTCGTTCAGCACCTTGCCAGTGCGTTTCGTCTTTGCGGCCCCGGCCTGGTTGCGCCAAGAGGGATCATACTCCACGCCATAGGGCGGGTCGGTAACCATCAGCAGGGGACGCACATCGCCCAGCAGCCGCCCGACCACATCGGTCGCAGTGCTGTCGCCGCAGATCAGGCGGTGCGCGCCCAGCTGCCAGAGGTCGCCCGGCACGGACACCGGCGTGACCGGCAGCTCGGGCACATCGTCTTCGCCCTCGACCGGGCCATCGGTGCCCAGCGCCTCGGGATCCCGCAGCAACGCATCGAGGTCATCGTCGCTGATGCCCAAGAGCGACAGGTCGAAATCCTCGGCAAGCAGCCCCGCGATCTCATCGCGCAGCAGCGCCTCGTCCCAATCGCCCAGTTCGGTCAGCTTGTTGTCGGCGATCCGGTACGCCCGGCGTTCAGCCTCGTCGAGATGGCTGAGCCGGATCACCGGCACTTGGGTCAGCCCTAGCATGGTCGCGGCCAGCACCCGGCCATGTCCCGCGATCAGCTCGCCGTCGTCGGCCACCATGCAGGGGACGGTCCAGCCGAACTTTGCCATGCTGGCGGCGATCTTCGCCACTTGGTCGTCGCCATGCATCTTGGCATTGCGGGCATAGGGGCGCAGCCGGGCAATCGGCCAGGTCTCTACCTGGCTCGGCGCGAAGACGAGGTCCATGGGGCGGGGCTCGGGATGTGGGGGACGGAAAATGAAAAGCGCCCGAGAGGGGGTTCCTCCGGGCGCAACTCTTCGATGATCAATGGGTAGGTCAATGGGGGCAGGTCTGTCAACCCGAAAAGTGAAGCGGATTCAATATCTTCCTTGAAAGACAAATGGGCAGGTCAGGGAATGCAACAAGGGCAGGCATGGCAGAGCCGAAACACGCCATAATGGAATGACGCGCGGGGCTTCAAATTGCTGGACCGAAAGGGTCGCGCCGTGCGATCAGGGACGCCTTTTCAATCCCAAGGAGGAATCGCCATGCGACCCGGTCGCACCCAGCCCCTGACCCTGACACGCCGCGCTCTCGGCACCCGGCTTGCCGGTGCTGCCGCTGCGATCGGCTTCGGGAATGGCGCTGCGGCCAGCACCATGGCGACCCCGGCGCCTGTCCTCGACGCCGATCTGCGCGATGCGGCATTGCGTGGCCTGGCACTTGCAGGTTACCGCGGCGACCCTGTTACTGCCGCCGCGGCAAATGCGGCCATCGAGCGCCTGTCCCAGACCGACCCCGAGGGCGCGCTCCTCGCCCGCCTCTACCAGATGCTCGACGTGCGCCCGGCGCAGTACTGGCCGGAAGACGTGCCCGAGGCGGCCGCCGCCGACCTTGCCACGCTGCACGCCGCCATCCGGGCCTGCCAGCCGGTGTCGTTCAACTATATCGACCTGTCGGGGAACGAGACTGCTCGGACGGTACTGCCGCTGACGCTGGTGCATCCGCCGCAGGGGGTGAAGCTGCTCGCCTGGTGCGCGGAGCGCGAGGGCTTCCGCCAGTTCTTCGTACGTGCCGTCAGCGGTCTCACCCCGCGCCCCGGCAACTTCAGCGAAGATCGTCTGGCGCTGCTGCAAGGTCTTCTGGAGAAGGAAGCCGGGCGGGCCTGA